ACTCCGCGCGGAGCTTGGCGGTGTCCAGCACGGAGCGCGCGCTGATGTTGATTTCCTTCGCCACGCCCTGCACGGCCTTGCTGCGCTCGACCTCTGCCTGCAGCGCGGCGGTGTCCGTCACGTCCACGGCGTTGAGCCGCTCCAGCTCGGCGAACAGGACCTCGTTCAGCCTGCCGAGCGTGTTTGCGTTGGATGCCATGACACTCTCATTCCTTTCTACTCGTTCACTAACGGAACTGGCGCGAACACGAACTCCGGCATCGTGCTGTCGCCTTGCTGCCAGAACTCGCACGGTTCGCCGTCTCTCACCGGATGCCCCTCGTACTCGCCGAACTCGCCCTCATCGATGATGTAGAGCCACTTGTCGGCGCCGCAGTACATCGACTGGTTCGACCACAGCCGCCATCCACCGCCGGTGATTTCGATCCCGTCGATGCGCAGCGGTCCGCACGTCGACATGGCGACCTCGCCGACGCGGACTGGTTGGCCGTCGTCCCAAGTGGGCCAATTGACTACGTCCATGTCGCCTTCTTCTCTTGTCGTTGCACTCTGTGTTTGTTGCTCTACTGCAACAACGCATGGCGAACAATGCGTTTGCGCAGGTAGATAAGGCTATTTGGGGGCCATTTCGTAATGCGTGTGTTCCATGTTTGCCCCTGCGCCCTATATATTCCTATATCTCTCTCTATACATACTTTTTAAAGAACAAAAGAGAAACACGGCAACATCTGCAACATCGACAACATCCGCAGGTAGACGCGTTGCAGCTTTGTTGCAGCTGTTGCATTTCCCTACTTTCTCACAGGAACCCAGCACCTCGTGATGCCAAATTCCCGCGTCCTTTGCCGGCCAGCCATGCGCTTCCACTCCTTGCTTGCGTCCAGTGCCGTGATTATGTCCGTCTGCACCAGCTTGTTGAACCCGCCACGCTGGATGTCATCAGGCAGGGCGAGAAACACTTCGCGCGTGCATAGTCGCTCGTCGGGCGTGCCAGCATAGGCCAACTGACTCTTACCCGGCCACTTCTCCGCCATGACCTTGGCCGCAAGCGTTACTACGGGATGTTCCTCCGTGTGCGCTTCCTGCAGCCGCAGGGCTTCCTCGCGCAGATCGTCCCTTAGCACGAGTGACGGATGTTCCGTCTTGTAGATGTGCACGGCTTCCGCCCACATCTGCTCGACGTGTGGCTCGGCGTCCTCGCTGAACATCCAGGAGTTGCACGATTCGGCATTGCACTCGACTGGAAGGAACCGACGATTGCCCGTTGAGTCGGTCAGGAAGTCGTGGTTGTTCGTAGTGCCGATAAAGACGCATACGCGCAGCCGCTGGACGGTCTCGCGCGCATACTTTGGCCTGATTACATCCTTCGTAGAGGTGATGAACGCCTTGATGGCTTCTATCTCACGCGCCTTTTTCGTGGCGAGCAGCTCTGCCATCTCGGCTATCCAAAGCCCGCGCAGCTTCTCGACCGCGGCATCGCCGTCTATGGTGTTGAAGTTGTCGTTGTACCACGCCTGCACGTGGGCAAGCAGCGACACGTACCGACTCTTGCCGATGCCCTGCGGCCCGACTAGAACTGGCATATAGTCAAACTTGCTCCCCGGCTCGTAGGCTCGCGTAACGGCGCCCAGCATGAACAGCCGCTCAACCTCGCGGTTGTATTCGTTGTCCTCTGCTCCCAGCGCGTCTATCACCATCTGGCCGATGCGTTGTTCGCCGTCCCATTCCAATGAGTCGAGCCATTCGGTCACCGGATTGCGCTCGTTCTTCCTGCATACGAACAGGCATGCGTCGATGATGCGCTCTTTAGCTGTAAGGCCGTATGCGTGCTCGAGGTATGCCGTTAGGCCAACGTAATCCTCGTCCGTTATCGGCCTATCCCCCACACGCTTATCCCACGGGACAGGACAGGTCACCATGCGCGTGTAGGCCATAGTGTCGTACCAGAAATGTCCAGCTAGGTTTGCGTCTGCGTCCATCGCCACGATCATGTTGCTTGTGGTCTGCTTCACTCCGCCCTTGCTGTTGACCTCCAGCGTCGCAGGCATGGACGTCCCTGGCTTTCCCACGCCCACGTCCTCACCGATGAATGTCCCTTTGCCATCGTGGCCGGGCCCTTTCTTGCACACCTGCCTGATGATGCCACTAAGCTCGGTTTCGTCAACCGGGCTTATGCAGTTGCGCTCGTTGGCCATGTGCATCATGGCGTCTATGGCGTCGTCTGCATATCCGCGGCTGCGTAGGCTGCATCCGTAGCGAAAGAGCGTGTCGTTCCGGTCGCCCGACTTGATGCGCTGCGGGAGCTGGAATCGCTCGTTCTGCACTCCGTCCTCTTGGCCCACGCCGCCGTTGCGCTGCACGTAGTCGATGAATGCATCAACGCCATCATCCACCATCGCAATTTCGCGCTCCCATGGAGCGTCGCCGCGGTTCCATTCGTAGCGCCTGCCGTTCGGATGGACGGACGGCGGGGCAACGATGTAGCTGCCCTCGCCGCGCACGTCCACGCCTAGGTCGCGGTTGACGCTCGGATGGTACGGATTGTTGGCTCGGTAGAGGTAGTGCATGCCACCGTTCCCTGTTATCGCGGTGGCGGTAGCAGGCAACTCGCCCGATTCGTCCTCCCACTCGGAGAGGGTGTCGAAGCCATGGACGTCCTTTTCGTCGTCCTCGTCAAAGTCGAGCACAACGAGATTGTTGGATGCGCGGCCGCATACGATGGCGATATTGAGGTCTGGAAACTGCGTCCACAGCTTGCGCGCGTCGTCTGGGTTGTCGAACCAATCATTGAGACCGTTGGCGCTGAATGGGCGCTTGTCTCGTGACTTGATGGGGATGATTCCGAAGCCGTGCTCGCAGTACCAGACGGCTGCTTTGCCCAGATCGGATAGCTCACTCATTGTCCCACCACCTGATGCCATAGCGGGCAAACGGGACGAACGTCACGCCAAACATCGTATCGAGTCCGTCATCGTCGGCCACAACGGTCCATTTGCCACGACCCTCATGCATGTAGCAGACAAACTCGTCGCTTATGTCTATGTCATCGCCGAATATCTTGTCTCTTCGCGCCTTGATGTTGTCAACAAGTCCTGATGGATACCCATCTTGCTTGAGCTTCCACCTTTGCATGCCTTGAGCTATCTGCATACTTACATCGAGGATGTGTATCTTGTTGAACTTGTCATTGACGAATCCTGCGTACTTGTATTCAACACCAGCGGCATTACACGCCGCCTTTATGTTGTCTGTACCAGTTAGCACGTATCTACCACCAAAGCTAATGTCATACGGCATTAGCGCATTGAGCTGGTTTGCAACTCCTTCTGCATACTCGTAACGACGACATACCCCAAGGAAACGGTTTCTTGTCTTGACCCCACTTGTCACGTAATGCCACGACTCGGTTATCTTCTTGTGGCATGCGTGGCATACTGTTATAAGGTCGCCGTCGTCTTCGTCGTAAAGCCTGTCGTAGGTGAGATGATGGACTTCTAGCGGCACGTCGTTAGCTCCACAAATCTGGCACCTGTAGCCATCACGCTCGCGTATGCGCCATGCCTTTTCCTTCCATTCCTCCGACTCAATGTAAGAGTTGTAGTTGGTGATGTCCGTCATACTCCACCCCTAATAACTCGCAGATGCGCATGGCGGAGTGGGCGGGGTGCACGAACTCGAAGATGTACCCATACCCGTCCGCCATGCTCTTGATGGTCTTCGCTACCGTTTGGCCCCTCATCGGCTTGCGCTTGAACCGCTTGCACCGTCCGCCAGCGTTCGGGTCGCACATCAGGCGCTTGTAGTGCTCGCACATCCGGCACGCCTTGTTGGTCCAATGGGCAACGTCGTCCACGCTCCGGTACGGCGCGCCGCACTCGACCAGAATCACGAGACGGTACCCGGCTTCCCTCGCGCGCTCCATCTCCCGCGCGAAGCGGTCGTGATCGCGCCCGACGTCCATAGCCACCTCGCTGATTCCGCGCTTGGTGTCAACGCTCACATTCGAGCCCTCGGTCATGTAGTCACCGAAATCGAGCTTCCTGCGCACGACCTCTATGCCGTGACGCTCGAACCATTGGCGCTTGGTGTCGTGCTTGCCCTCTTGCTGCCGTGAGTCCTCGTAGATAACTACAGCCATAAACGCTCCTAAAGGCATGGACGGCGCCACTTGGACGCCGCCCACGTGAAAATGCTAGTTGAACGGGATGTAGACGTTTGGCGCGGTGTTCGCGGTAACGGTGGTCCCGAACGTGCTGCTCTTGCCGCCGTCCAGCGTCTTCTTGGCGCGCGGCTTCACGCTGCCGTCGCGCACGCGGGCCGCGTCCACTACTTGGCAGACGTTGAGACGCGTTCCGGTATCGCCGTCCCGGCGCTCGTACTCTTCCTCCTGAAGGTTCAGACCTACGAGACGGCCAGCAAATATGTCAAGCCGCCCAGCATCCCAAGCAGCAAACGGGTCGAAGCCAGGATTGCTCGCGGCGATTGCTTCCAGACGGCCCTTGAGCATGCCGAGCGCGGACTCCTTGTAGGACATGAAGAAGTGGTGGGCGTAGGGGTGGCTCTTGCCCCAGTCGTCGGAGTAGTAGCCCACATGCTCGCCCTCGGCGATGTCGTAGACCACCTCCACATACTCGCGCTGGGCGTTGTCTGTGGCGCTGATAATCTTGCAGACGTACGGACCAGCGGGAAGCGGGGTGAACCCTCCATCGCTGGACGACTGAATGCTGTTCCAGTTAAACGAGCGCATTGTTTTAGCCTTTCTTCCTAAGTGTTCTTAATTTGCTTTCAAACAGGCGGTCGCGCGGGTCAACGCAGTGACCGGACGATTCCATGTATGCGCATAGGAATGCGTCCCACGTCCTGTCGAGCGCCACGTCTTCCGCGCAACTGCCTGCGATAAGCCTTTCGTAATGGTCGGTGCAGGCGGTCAGCATGGCCTGCACCGTGTCGGTGCTAGGACTCGGCATCGTCTGCCCATCCGACGAACTCCCGCAGCCCCCTATCCAGCTGCACCACGTCGTTTGGCAGCTCGTCGCTGTCGAACGCCCCGCAGCTCTTCGCGGGTGGCTTGTTGGACACGACGAACCGATGCTCCGTGCCGCCGCACTCGGCCAGCACGACCACGTTGAACATGCCCACGAGATTGACTTTCTCGTTCAGCAGCTTGCCCACGGTGGCAGGGACGGTGTTGCCCGTCGCGTCCACGTCCGTGTGCATGATGATGTACACGATGACCTCGCCCTGCAGGTCGTTCACGAACTCGATGAAGCGGTACACCCGCCCGGCGATTTCCTTGTAGACCTCGAACTGGTCGCGGTACTTCTCGTCGCCCCAGCTGCCGCGCATGTAGATGTCCGTGATGCAGTAGCCGAAGTCGTCCACCACCACGATCGGATAGTGCTCGGCGTACGCCTTGACGACCTCCTGCAGCTGGTTGAAGTCCTTCGTACGGGCGAACTTCTTGCCGCCACGGAACGGCAGCATGGTCTTTTCGCACTCAATCAGCCCGTAGGAATCGTTCGACAGGTTCCGCAGCGAGTACGTCTTGCCGCTGCCTGACGGGCCAAGAATCAAAACGGGGATGGCCATGATTACAGCTCCCCCTCCATCTCCAGAGACTTGCGGTGCCGCAGCTGTCCGACCATCTCCTGAATCAGCGCCGCCTTGGTGCTCTCGCCGCCCATGGGCACGTGGTGCTGGTTGGCGTAGGTGCGCAGCTGCTTGACGGTCATGGCGGAGAGCATGGCGTGCACGTCGTTCGTGTAGCGCGAAAGCTCCTCGAGCTGCCTTTTGGTGAGCACTACTCCCCACCTCCCAGCAGCCCCGCGATCGTGGACGGCAGCGCGGGTCCGAGCGCCGCGGCCACCTTCTCGGGTTGGACGCGCAGCGTGCCGTTCGGTCGGATGGCGTCCGGCACGGCGGGGACGGTCTCGGTCACGTACTCCATGCCGTCCAGCAGCTCGCCCGTCTCGGTGGCGTACTGGACGGCAAGCTCGCTCAGGTGGTCGCCCAGCCACGCGCCCAGCCAGTCGTTGAACTCGTCGCTCTCGTCGGCGCGCAGGGCGTCGACGTCCACCACGCGCAGCTCGGTCACGGTGCGCTCGGGCGTGCCCTTCACCTTGCTGAACCCGTACGTTCCGACCTTCTGGCCGTTCAAGCGCACCTCGAAGCCCGTGGCGCCGGTCAGCTCGTACAGCTCGCGGTATCCCGCGTTGACCTTCCCGCGCAGGTTGTCCGGCACGCCCGTCTTGAGGTCCGCGCCGATGGCGTTGTAGATGGCCTGCTCGATGGCAAGCCGCTCGATGTCAGTCATGTCCGCTCCAATCCAGGGACGCGCCGCCACGCTGGACGGCGCGCCCGCTTGCGCTCTACTCGGTGTCCTCGGGAAAGTTGCTCCACTCCCACAGCGGCTCCGCGTCGGGGTCAGGCCCCCAGACGGTCACGCGCTCGTAGGGAACGTCGTCGCAGACGTCGGCGTGGATGGTGATTGACTCGACCCCGCCTCTGCACCACTGCAGGGCAAGCTCGGCCATGGCGCGCAGAATCATGCACTTGTTCTCGTCCATTTACTCGACCTCCTCCCAGTAGAAGCTCCCGAGCCCGCTGTTCCGCCACTGGCCCATGCCCTTCCACTCGCCGTAGTCCAGCCACTCGCGGACGAGCGCCATGTCCTCCTTGCGCAGGCAGCCGATGGTGCACTCGAGGTACGTCCCCGCGGGCGCCTCCTCGCTGTGCGCCAGCGCGATGCGCTCGCCCTGCGGCGTGGACGCGCGCAGGGGCCGTTGGCAGTCGGTGGCCGCGAGGTCGAGGTCGATGGGCATGTACATGGGCAGCACGCGCGGCTTGGAGCGGTACGGCCCCACGATCCTGACCATGTTGTCGATGGTCTTGAGGTACGCGGTCACCTTGCTGGTCTTGGTGCCGCTCACCTTCTTGAGGGTGCGCGCGGCCTCCTTCATGAAGCCCTTGAGCTGGTACGACCACATGAACGGCGTGCCGTCTTCCAGCTTCGGGAAGATGGTCTTGGTCTTCTCCTCGACCTCCTCCGTGCCGTGGGCGGCAATCTCCTCGGCCATGCTCTTGGCGTCCGGCGCCTTGGACGCGATGTAATGGCTATGAATCTCGGGGTCGGCAGGCTTCGTGCCCAGAACCGGCTCCGTGAACGTGATGCGGACCTTCATGACGGCCGCGTTGTCGATAAAGCCCATTGTTGTTTACTCCTTGTCTGGTTGATTGTTGAAAACCGAAGATGGGACGCCGTTGCCCCCGACGCCCCACCTCGCTGCTGTGCTCGGCCATCGCCAGTGCGTGGCTTAGTCGGGCCTTGCCGTTGCTGTACTCAGCCATCAACGCCAATGCAGAGTTCAGCTGTGCCTCTGCACCGCGCTGCAATGCCGAAGCTGTGCGACTCGCAGCTGTGCCTGAGCGCCACGTTCCTACGCCAAGCCTCAGCAACACGAAGCTATGCCGCAGCTATTCGGGGCTATGCCGTCGCTTTTCAGGGCTATGCCAACGCATTGCGTTCCACCGTCGTGCCTGCGCTCCGCTGAGCCAATCGGGTCGATGCGCCGCCCTCGCCCAACTCTGCGCCGCCTTGCCTTAGCTAGTCTTTTCCTCGCCCATGGCTGCGCTTCGCCTGTGCGTTGTCGCTCAATGCCTCAGCTGGGCATTGCTGCGCCCTTGCTCACCACAGCTGTGCTAAGCCCTTGCAAACCATTACGAACCGTTACCGTGCCAGACCGCTGCTACGCGACCCTTTGCGAAGCCCGCCGCACTCCTGTGCCTAGACATCCAGCCACGCCTGTGCACGACATTTCGTTGCTTTGCCGATGCATACGCAGCACCGCCTTGCCGTTGCCCTTCGTGGCGAAGCCATGCCCATGCTCATCGAACCATGGCGTAGCCAAAGCACAGCCACGCCTTGCCAGTGCGAATCGACGCTTGGCCCCCGCATACCGGAGCACCGCCATGCCACCGCTGTACATCTCACGCCTGCGCCACGCCGATGCGGTACTTTGCTACGCCATGGCTAAACTGAGCTTTGCCCATGCGTCACGGAGCTATGCCTACGCTCGACCGTCCGCTGCTTTGCCTTCGCCGACCAGCGACGCCCTGCCGTTGCATGCCATCTCCCTGCTACGCCGCAGCTGTGCTTTGCCGACGCTATTCCTTGCCCTCGCAGGCGTCCAGCAGCCACGCGGGCGCGTCGTGCGTCCACCAGTCGCCGTCGTAGCTGCCCGCAAGGTTCGCGCGGCGGTCCGCGAGGTCCGCGGCGCCCGCGAAGCCGAACGCTGCGAGCATTGCCAGGATTACGATCGCGGCCTTGACGGCCCGCCACATGCGCTCGCGGCGCCTGCGTTCCATCCACTGCTCACGCTCCATGCGAATCGCGCGAAACTCTGGTGACATCGCGCACCTCCTTCTTGTCATCGCGGCGCGGCTTGCCCTGCCGCAGCCATTCCTGATACAGGTCGTACAGCTTCAGT